GAGGGGCCGGTGGAAGTGTCCGGCACCGAGGCCGGGGTCATGGCCGACCGGCAGCGGGAGCGGAAGATCGCGGACGCGCGCACCGAGGCCGAGCGGCAGCAGGCCCGGCTCGACCGCGACGTGTACCGGCTCCACCTGACGTTCGGCGGCGACGAGGCGGCGCTCGTCAAGGGCGCGCTCGGCGCCAAGCCCGCCGAGACGATCCTCGCCTGGTGCCGCGAGCACGCGGGCGCCCCGGCGTGACCCGTGCCGCTGGTCCGCGGCTGCCGCGTCCCCTGGTGCCCGAACTACCACCCGTGCCCCGCGCACCCGCCGCCGCCGCGCCACGCCAACTACGCGCCGCTCCCGCCCGGCTGGAAGCAGACCCGCGCCGCGCAGCTCGCCGCGTTCCCGCACTGCGCCCACTGCGGCGCCGTCGCCACCGAAGCCCACCACCCCGACCGGGCACGGCGACCGGACTGGCTCCAATCGCTGTGCCACCGCTGCCACGCGACGGTCACCGGCCGCGCAGGCGGCCACGCATCGGCCTGAAAAGTGACCTGAGTCACCGTGCGCGCCCCGCGCTCCTAGGACGCACGCAGACCGCTCAAGGCCCAGATGCATGTCCCCACACCAGCCAAAACTCCTGAGCGTTTCCGCAGGTCAGGGGCCTAAAACGAACTGGGCATCCAATGAGCTTCACGTCACACGAACGAGTGTTCGGAACCCGAACCGGCCACCAAACCGGGCCGTCAGGGCGAATCATCCAAAGTTGGGTCAGTGAACGCGCCGGTTCTGACGCCTGTGGGCGGTTGTGGGTGGTCAAGGGTGCCCCCCACCACCCCGAGCGCGGCCTCACCAAAATGGGCGTTTTGTTTGGCCGGTCGGCCATTATGTCCATTACGGCCATTCTGGGGACTGCCCGGTGTTCGGGGGGTCTGGTGCGAGCGGGGGGTCTGCCCGTTGGGGTGGTGGCGATCGTGGGGTGGTTGTGATGGGCAAGCGCGGGTATCCGCCGAGGCCGACGAACCTGCGTATCTTGCGGGGCGATCACCCTGAGCGGGTCAACCGTGACGAGCCACAGCCTGCCGACCTGCCGGTGTCCCGGCCGCCGTGGCTGAGCGACGAGGCCAGGCGCAAGTGGGATGACCTGGCGCCTCAGCTTGACTTCATGGGCGTCCTGACGGTCGTGGACGTGGACATGCTGGCGTCGTATTGCGAGTGCTATGCGCGGTGGCGGCGGCTGGTGGTGATGGCGGCGAAGTCGCCGCCTGTGTTCAAGCGTGCGGGCAGGCCGGGTGATGATGGCGCCGAGGAAACGGTGCTGGTCAAGAACCCGTTGTGGGGTCAGGTGCGTGATGCCACGTCGGAGCTGCGGGTGCTGGCGCGGGAGTTTGGGCTGACGCCGAGCGCGCGGTCGGGGCTGCACGCTGGCGGCGCTGGTGCGCTGCCTGGTGAGCGGCTGCTGACGGGTGGCTAAGCGGCGCGCGTTCCTGGCCGGGCTGGCCGTGCTGCTGGCGGCGGCGCTCGCCGTGACGGTGTACGACTTCGTGACGCACCCGCGCGACCTGCATGAGGCCGTGCTGTTCGCGTGTGGCGGCCTGTTCGGCTGGGCGCTGGATCATGGCCGCAAGCGATGACCGGCCGCCTGTGTGCGGGTTCGGCTTTGACGGGCGGCGCTGCCGCAAACGCGGCGACCACTGGTGCCAGATGCGCGCGAGGCACGTCCGGGCGTTCTTTACCGAGCTGCTGACGCACACGAAGGGCGACTACAACCGGAAGCCGTTTATCCCGGCGCCGTGGCAGTGGACGCGGGTGCTGTCGCCGCTGTTCGGGCTGGTGGTGTGGGATGCGTGGCGCGGCCGGTACGTGCGCCAGTACCGGACGCTGTACCTGTCGATCGGCCGGAAGAACGGCAAAACGGAACTGTGCGCGGGGATCGTGCTGTACCTGCTGTGCGCCGATGGCGAGGCCGGCGCCGAGGTCTACGGCCTGGCGCTCGACAGCGGCCAGGCCGGTCTGGTGTACCACGTCGCCCAGCGAATGGTGTTCAACTCCCCCGTGCTGCGGGGCAAGCTCGACGTGATCCGCGGCGCCCAAAGGATCGTGGACGAAGGCAGCGGATCGTTTTTCCAGGTGGTCGCGGGCGACGCCGAGGGCAACCTGGGGGAGAACCCGTCCGGCGCCTACATTGACGAGTTGCTCACCCAGACCGATAGGGAATTGTTCGACGCGGTGCGTACCGGCATGGGCGCGCGGGCTCAGCCGGTGCTCATGCTGATGACCACGGCCGAGGCCGACCCAAGCGGGTTCGCGGCCAGCGAGCGTGAGTGGAGCGAGCGGATCGCGGAAGACCCGGCGCTGGAGCCTGACCGGCTGGTGGTGCTCTACCGCGCCGCCGACGACGCCGACTGGACGAAGCCCGATACGTGGAAGCAGGCGAACCCGGCGCTGGGTGACTTCCTGGAATGGCGCACGCTCAATAGCGAATGCCGGACGGCGCAGAACAACCCGGCCGCGGAGCGCAGTTTCCGGCAGTACCGGCTCAACCAGCCGGTGAGCAAGATCGGCCGCGCGATCGACTTGCAGGCGTGGGACGGTTCGGCGGGGACTGTGCCGTTCGCGGGCCTGGCCGCCGAGCTGGCGGGGCGTGAGTGCTACTGCGGCCTCGACCTGGCCACGACACAAGACCTGGCGGCGTACGCACTGATCTTCCCGCCCGGCGACGACGACGGCGGCGCCTACCGGGTGATGTGGCGGCATTTCTGCCCGGCTGGCCGGCTGGCGGACCTGAACCGGCGCACCGGAGGCCAGGCGGCGCTGTGGGCGGCGCGCGGCGAGCTGGTGCTGACCGATTCGGTGGTGACGGACTACGAGGCGATCCGCGCCGCGCTGGAGGCCGACCGGGACGCCTACCGGATCGCGGAAGTGGCGTTCGACCCGTGGAACGCGGTGCAGCTCGCAACCGAGCTGGGCGACGACGGGTGGACGATGCTGCCGATGGGCCAGAGCGCGCGGGCGATGTCTGCGAGCACGGCCGAGCTGTTGCGGCTGATCGCGGCGGGGCTGTTCCACCACGGCGGCTCGGGGCTGATGCGCTGGCAGGCGGGGAACGCGGTCACCCGCACCGATGGGTCGGGGAACGTGAAGCTGGACCGGCAGAAGTCGGCCGAGAAGATCGACGGTTTGGTGGCGGCGACGATGGGCCTGGACCGGGCGCTGCGGCGGCTGGCGCAGGCGCCGGACTACATCGCGGCCGGGTGGTGAGGCCGACCCCGGCGTAGCGCGCTCCGAGCTGGGTCCGCCGAGGTCAGCCGCGCTCAAGGCTACGATGCTCGGCATGGAGTGTTGCGCTCGGGTGACAGGTGCCGAGTGCCACTGCGCGAAGTGCCACCAGACGTTCTCCGGGCTCGGGCTTTTCGAGCGGCACCAAGACGTTGACTACCACCGGCCGCGTGACACACAGATCATGTGCCGTGACCCCGTGCGGGACCTGCGGCTGGTGCGGAGCGCGCGGGGTACCTGGTGTACCCCTGCGGGCCTGGAAGCCCGCGAGCGTAGCGCCAGGACGCTGGCTAGGGCACGTTCTACCGGGAGGCCGTGATGGCGTACCTCGATGATCTGCGGGCGGCGTGCGGGCGGCAGCTCGACTGGCAGATTCCGCACGTCGAGGTCTACCTCGCCTATTACGAGGGCGGCGCCGGGATCATCGCGCTGCTCGACACGCAGGAAAGGCAAACGTTCCGCAAGTTCCTGGACGAGTCCGCCGAGAACTGGTGCGCGCTGGTGGTGAACGCGGTCGCGGAGCGGCTGGCGGTGGTGGGCTGGCGGTTCGGTGACTCCAGCGACGCGGCCATGTCGATCTGGCAGGCGAACCACATGAACGCCGATCACAAGATGGTCCAGCGTGACGCCCTGGTCTGCGGCGGCGGCTACGCCTGGGTCCAGCCCGACGACACCAATCCGTCCGGCGTGCGGATCAGCGCCGAGAGCCCGCTGGAATGCACGGTGCTTTACCAGCCGGGCGACCGGCGCAAGCGGCTCGCGGGCTACAAGCGGTTCATCGAGCCGGTGACCGAGGCGATCACCGAGGTCGTGATGACGGCTGACACGATCGCCACCTGGTACCCGAACGCCACCGGCCCGGAGCTGAAGGACAACCCGGCCGGCGAGGTCGGGCTGTTTGAGCTCGTGCCGCAGCCGCGGACCACCTTCCCGGGCGGCGCCAGCGAGCTTGACCCGTGCATACCGATCCAGGACAGGGTTCACACCACCCTGTTCAACAGGTGCGTGGCCAGCGACTTCGGCGCGTTCAGGCAGATATGGGCCAGCGGCGTCAAGCTGGCCAGGCAGATCGTCACGGGCGACGACGGCGCCACCAGCGAGGTCGCGGTGAAGCCGTGGGACATCGGCGCGAACCGGCTGCTGATCAACGAGGACCCGGCCGGGCGGTTCGGCGCGTTCCCGGGTGACTCGCTGGGCGGCTACCTGGCGGCGGTCCAGCAGGACATCGAGGCGCTGGCGAGCATCACGCAGACACCCGCGTACTACTTCCCGACCGCCAAGCTGGTCAACCTGTCCGCCGACGCGATCAAGGCGGCCGAGGCCGGGCTGGTGTGCAAGGTCTCCGACCGCGCCGAGTTCATAGGCGAGGCGTGGACCGACGTGATGCGGCTGGCGCTGGCGCTTGTCGGTGACCCCGGCGCAACGATGGTGGACGCCGAGGTCATCTGGAAGGACTTTGAGACCAGAAGCCAAGCCCAGCTCGCGGACGCCCTCACGAAGCTGGCCACGATCGGGATACCGCAAGAGGCGCTGTGGGGCCTGTTCGGCGCGACGCCGCAGCAGATCGAGGACTGGAAGGCGATGAAGGCCGCCGAGCCGCCGCCGCCTGCCCCGGTGATCGTCGCCCCGGTTCCCGCACCCGCGCCTGACGCCACCGCCGCGAACGGAGCCGCAGCAGCATGACAACCCCGACACAGCCCGCGCCGCCGATGCCCGCACCGGCCAGCGCCAACGGACCCGCGCCGCTGCCCGCGCCAGGCTCACCGGCACCCGAACCGGCACCAGCGCCAGCACCGGCCGCTCCAGCGCCACCGGCCGCCGACCCCGCCGACGAACTGCGCGCCGCGCTGGCCGCGGAGCGGCGCGACCGGCTGGCCGTCCAGCAGGAGCTAGACAAGCTGCGGCAGCAGGGCATGACCGAGCAGGAGCGGGCGGTCGCGGCGGCCAAAGACGAAGGCCGCAAAGAGGCCAGCAAGGCGGCCGGGATCAAGGTGGCGATGGCCGAGTTCCGTGCCCTGGCCGCTGGCAGGCTGGCCGACGCGGCGAAGATGCTGGAGGACGGCGACCTTAACCTCGCCCGGTTCGTGGACGACGACGGCAACGTGGACAGCAAGGCGCTCGGCAAGCTGGTAGACCGGCTCGCCGCCGCCGCCGCCCCGGCGACCGCTCCGGGGCCGGGCGTTCCGCCAGGACCGCGCGGCGCCCCGCCCGAGGGCGACTTCCTGCGGGCGGCGATGTCCAGCCACCCGCGGATCAGTTAGGGTGACTCCGATGCCCGTGCGGCGGGATGCGGCGGGCAGCCGGTAACCGAATCCGGGCGACTCACAAGGCGGGACGCCGAGGCCGGGCCGGTGCGCGGCGGGATGCGGCGCCGGGACGGTAGCGCAGAAAGCGGTGTGTCTCACACACCTGCTCGCGTTACCGGAGGCCCGTCGTGGCGCTTGGCGATTTCAGTGGCGTAATCCCGCCACAGGTCAGTGACCAGATTTTGCAGGAGGCGCTGCGTGCCTCTGCCGCCCTGCAACTGTGCAACCGCATCCCGATGGGCACCGGGGTCAGCCAGATGCCCGTCCCCAAGACGCTGCCGACCGCTTCGTGGGTGACGGCGAGCGGCACCGGCCGCAAGCCGTACACCAACATCGGGCTCCAGCCCGCGACGCTCACCGCCGAGGAAGTGGCGGCTGTGATTGCGATCCCCGACAAGATGATCGAAGACACCACGATCAACCTGTGGGGGTTCGCCCGGCCGCTGCTCGCGCAGGCCATCGGCCAGGCGCTCGACGCGGCGGTCATCTTCGGCCTGAACCCGCCCGCCAGCTTCCCGGCCGGCGGCGTCATCGGCGCGGCGACCCCGGTGAACGCGGGGCTCGACGCGGTGGACTCGATCAACAAGGCGATGGCGGCGGTCGAGGCGCAGGGGCTCAACCCGACCGGCGACTGCGCCGACCTGCCGGTGCGGTCACGGATGCGCGGGCTGCGCGCCACGACCAACGAGCTGATCCTCGGGACGACCAGCATTGACGAGTACCAGGTGCCGAGCATCTACGGGCTCCCGATCGCCTACACGCCGTTCCAGAACAAGCAGGGCGTCGCCCCGGCCGACTTCGTGACCGGCGACTGGAGCTGGGCGGTGCTGGGCGTGCGGCAGGACATTCGCTACG